GGTTTTTAGGTTAAGGGCTTGGTTGTCTCCTGTTCCTAGCGTCGCTGCGCTGCCTTTTTGGAATGTCAGGTCGCCAGTCATAGTATCACCGGCTTTTGCGACTTTAGCGTCTAGGGCGGTTTGGGTGGCGGTGCTGATTGGTTTATTCAAATCCGAGGTATTATCTACGTTGCCAAGGCCGACATCACCTTTTACTATACCAGTAGGCGTAGTTATAGCTGGGCTAGATAAAGTCTTGTTCGTGAGTGTCTGTGTATCCGTTGTTCCTACCAGCGTGCCTGCTGGCAATCCCTGGCCGCCATCTTTGATTACTTTGCCAGTGAGACCGTCAAACAAAACAATATTATTAGCTGTCGCGCCTGCTGGCCCTACAACATCACCAGTACCGCCACCTCCGCCACCAGCTGCGCCAACCATATCGAGTTGGCCAGTAATCGGGTTAAACTTTAGGCCCATGCTAGGTTCTCGTAACTGTGCTTATTTGTTCTTTAGTACCGTCCGTATAGACTATTGTTAAGGTTGCTACAGTAGTACCGCCTGATCCGCCAGTTTTGAACACATATGTGTCCGTTGTAGCGTTAGTTGCTGTGTACGCAATGTAGTCGTAGTTTACGTTTATTAGCGTGCCTACGTTTAAGGATTGAACAAGTTGTCGATTCGTAGAAGGGTCTACTGCGATAGGTACGGTAACGTTCTCGTCAGTGGCGCTTATGCCACCTGTTACTGGTACTCTGTTATCATCGCGTATAAACCTACTCATAGTATGATTATACTATACTTTCAATCGATTTTATCCGTCGCTCGCGTGCTGCGATTTCTTCTTGCTTGACTTTTACAGTCCGTTCTTGTACGTCTATCTCACGCTCTCGTCGGTTTATCTCATTTTCACGCTGTGTGATCTCTGCTATCAGGGTATCTTTTTCCTGACGTTTGACTGCTATTTCCGCTGCAAGTACACTCAATTCTGCTTTGTACTTCTCTGCGACCTCATCAAATCTCGCCTGCAGTTTATCTAGTCTTTCTTTGATCGCCTTTTCGTCGGATTCCATTGTCGTTTTGTTGGTCTCTAGCTTGTCTATCTCGACTAGAACGTCTGACTTCTTTGTATATGTACGCTCCATCTCTGCCTTGATGCTTACAAGTTCGTCATTCCAAATGACGATCGCCTCGTTTACTTCCATCTGCTTTTCTTTGTAGTATTGCTGGCAGTCTGATACGTTTTTGTTGATCTCTTTGAGCCTGCGATTTATATCTGATTCTGCCGTTTTAAGCGCCGTGATCGTTGTCATACGTTCTTTTATTGTCGCTTGGTGACGTTCCGCCTCTGTTAGAGTGTTGTCCAGCACTTTCTGAAGTTCCTGATTCGCTTCTGCTATCAACTGATTTATCTGCGCCAGTTGCTTATCAGCTTCTTCAATGTGCTTTCTTTTTGCACGTACTTTAGACTCCAGCACTTCTGGGTCGGCGTTTAACTTTTGTAGCTCGAACTTTGTTACTCGGTTATCGAGTTCATTTTCGCGCTTTGTTAGTTCCGCTTGCTGGTGCTTTAGGCTCACTTCCAGCTGTTGTAACGTCTGAATCCCCATCAGTTAACCCCAATTCATCGTCTATTGTAGTGATTGTTTCTTTATTATTTTGACTATTGATTATATCAAGTGCGTTCTCTGCGCCAATAATAACCTCATTTAGTATCTTTTCCTGGTACGCTGGGTCATTCATAACTGATGCCACTTTAGGGAAGTTATGCTGAATGTACGTTTTGTAGAATGCCTCGAGCATGATGTATGCCATGTGACCTGGAATTACTCGGCTCTCTCCTGGTTTCAATTTGAACACCTTTGGCTGACCGTGAGTGACACGTCGGGTGTATCGGTCAGGTTGCTCGACGATCTCGTCTGCTGGGTCTGTGTATACCCATGCAAATTCGACCGTATCGATGTTGATTACTCGGATGAAGTCCGTTGGACGGAACTTGTCATAGATCTTATCTCTCAGTGATTTGCTGTTGTCGGATGCAATATTATTCGCACCATACTGTGCCAAGATGTCGTTTTCGTTAGCCATGTTTCCCTTTCCCTCTATTAATAGCGTCATTATAGCACAGCATTAACAAATAAAAACAGCCTGGAGCTTACCAGGCTGTTTATTATACTAGCTCGGGCTACTGAGAAGCCCAGAGACCAGTTTGGCTAGTGATGTACCATGTGGTAGCATCTAGGGCCGTTATAGTCACTGTGTCTCCTGCTACGTTGGTAGCAGCAGTGTTCTTGATACCAGTTCCAGCGGCAGGCGCTAGAGCAGTACCATCTTGAGCGGCGTGGATCTTACCGACGATCGCGTCTCCAGTAGCAGGGGTGATGAGGATTTCACCAGCTGCGTTACCTTCGACAAACGTGTACGTAAGCCCTGCTACTGCAGCAGGCAGCGTGAATGTCGTAGTCGTTGCACCTTTAGTGTTAACGAACATACGGCCACTCATCCATATTGTCACAACTTTGTCAGCTGCGACGTTCTCCACCTGGCGAAGTAATCCACCTTGTGCCGTGACTGTATTGTTAAACGTAACCGCGCCATTAACAGCAAGTGTGCTACCGAAGGTTACAGGCTTGTTGGTGTTTAGTCCGTTCAGCTTTACTACTGGAACATAGTGCTCGAGTTTTCGTGATGACATGAGTCTCTTCCTTTTTTGTCTGTAGACTTAGAGTTAACGTAGTGGGGTGCTTTTACACACCCCAGTCTGACTAGCTAATTGTCAAGAATGCCGATCGGTATTCTGTGTCAACGAGTGCTTCGCTTGCAATACCGATGATGTGCTCGCCAACACCGTCGTATGCTTCGACAGCGCCTGCTACACCAGTACCAGTGGTAAGTGCAAGACCTTTAGTGACTGCTTCGTCTGCGAGGACGGCGCATTCGCCTTGTGTCTGTACCCAGCCGTAGTATGCAGCTGTGATCGTTACGTTAGGCACACCGACAGGCAAGTCTGCTTGGTCGGTTGCTGAGATTACAAGGCCAGAGAATGGGCTTGCTTTCAGCGTAGCTTCACTTACGTCGACAGTTACGGCGACCTTCAGTGGCTCTTTCAAGCTAACTGTTACTTCACCAGCGCCTGCTACACCAGTGTTACCAGATACCGCGTAAGTGATACCTTCACCAGTTGCATCGTTGATAGTCAAGAAACCATCAGCGTATGCGTCAGCTACGATTGCGCCACCTGCGTCGATGACAACACTTTTAGCGCCGATTGCTGCACTTGCTGCGATCGTCTTGTTTGTGACATCTGCGTTCAGGTCTGAGTTTACTGCTAGTTTTCCTGGCGCTAGGTCAGATGCGCCTGCTTTTGCGTATCGATAGACACGGCCATCAGCAGTACGACCGACAGAACCAAGTGTTTGAGTCTTGGTAGACGTTACTTCGCGCAAGTCTGAGTCGACTAATGTGCGGATTCCTTCGTTCATTGTATTCTCCCTTATTCCTTATTAGTTACTTGTGATACCAGTTAGTTTACCTTGACGGCGAGGTTGGCGACAGATCAAGTTTCCAAGTAATACGAGGACACCGATTTCACCGTACTGGTTGACAGGACTCAAGAAGTCACGCAATTGTAGGAATGAAGGGAATTCTACGTCTTGGTAGACACCGTCCGTTACCTGGTTGCGGCTTGATACACTCTTAAGCTCTGAGTCAAGAAGACGTCGGAATTCAAGGTATCGTTCGTTGAGCCAGAAGTATGTGCCAGAGGTTGCTTTGTCGTCAGCTACGATAGGCTTACCACGATATGTGATAGCTTCGAAGCCAGCTGCTCCCTTAAGTGCTGCATCGCCAGATGGTACTGATGTACCGACTGGAGTACCACCAGAGACACGGTTGTATCCGCTGATAGAGGTTGCAGTGTATAGAGCCTGCACTGTTGGTTGTAGGAGACCTTCGATGAACGTCCAGATCGCTTTAGTCGTAAGACCGAGCGTAGGAGCTTCTTGGCCGCTTGATGCAGCTGAGATGTTATCGAATTCGCTTGAGAGGTAGTCAAGAGTAATGACACCGTTAGTAACTGCTGTTACGTCTGCGTTTACACTTGAGAGGCTTGAGCGAGTGATTCCAGCGTAGCTTGATGTAAGCGTACCGTTATCAACTACGACACCGAGGCCCTCGAAGTCTTTACCAGCACCAACACTGTAGAATTGGTCACCGATAGAGTTTGCAAGACTGTTCTTTGCTTCGTCTAGGCGAGTAGCGACCAGGCTAAGAACCTGCTTTTCGCTGTTACCGTTGACTGCTTTTTCAATACCAGGAACGACAACACTTTGGTAGTAACCTTTTACATACCAGGTTAGTTGACGTGTGTTATTGGTGGCTGCGGTAGAGAATGTGTCCATACCATCGAAAGATCCACCAGTAGTACTGTTGGCAATCGTGATAGGCTGATTCTCGGTCACGCCTTTCCAGTTTTTAACGTTTGTAAGCATTTTTGCCGTGAAAACGTTTGAGTTGTTCACGAAGTCAACAACGCTTGGTAGGATGTCCTGATAGGTTATATCAACGACACGATCGGTAAATACCATGTTTTGCTCCTTTATTAATATTAAAAGACGAAGCGTGACTGCTCCGTCTTAACAAGGCTAGTATAACACAATTTATTTCAGCGCAATACTACAGTCGAGAATCCCAGAAATCCATAATATCGGAGATCTGTGTTCCTGGTCGGAATTTGGTTCGTGAACCTTTGTCTTTATCGCCCTGCTGTGAGCTGCTTACTTTAGAAGATGCTTCCTCGCGTTCAAGGTCTCCCTTTACTTCTGGTTTCTTGTTTCGGGATAGGTAGATCTCTGCCGCATGTTTGAATGTAATTCGGTATGCCTTACCAGCTTGCGCCAGTGACAGGTTCTCTTTCTCGTAGAAGTCTACGATGTCTTGAGTCAATTTGACGTTAGGGTCGTTAGCAAAGCCCTCATCAGATGGTTTCAGCTTGAACTTGCCGATCATGCCCTCTTTCTGCAGTTCGACGAGGTCTGATTGTATGTCAGATTTCTCTTGTTTCAGGAAGTCTTCTGCTTTCTGCTGGTTGTCCTTGTTCGTGTAGTCATCGAGGAGCTTGTTCGCTCGGCGTTCCTGCTCTACGATCCTCTGATTGAATACTGCTTCGTCTCGTTTGTTCTTGAATTCGAAGTCTTCTGGTAGTTCTTGGGCCACCTTGACCTCGTATGTATTACCATCTACGTCTGTAACGGTGATGTCTGGTAGGTTCTGGTAGATGTATTGTTCACGAGGTGGTAGTTTCTCTACGTCAACAGGAGTAGCTTCCTTTTTTTCAGGAGCTTTATCCTCTTTATCCTCGTCATCGTCGAGTTCGTCGGCCGTGTAACCTTCGTCGTCGTCCTCTTTGTCTTCTTCGTTGTCGTCAGCTTTCTTGCTGGTGTCCGCGTCATCTTGGTTTACGTCGTCATTTTTTACGTCGTCGACCTTTGCCGCTTCGTCAGCTTCCGCTGCTTTGTCATATGCTGCATCAGCAATATTTTCTAGGTTGTCTGCCATGTTACCCTCTCCTCTTTAATGGCCTTATTCTACCATTTATTGCTCTTGAAGGATAGATGCGACGTTTAGCCCTGCTGCTGGCATCACTAGTGGCATGGCTGGTTTCTCAATCTGCGGTTGAGGTGGTAGGCCTACTGGTAGCTGTCCACCGCCTTCCATTGGGCCAGATAGCGGTAGTTGTGGAGCTTCTGGTTTGATAGGTGGTTGCGCTAGTGGGTTTCCTGCTTGTGGTGCTCCTGGCTGTCCTGGTTGGCCCATCATGCCCTGTTGCATCTGCATCAGTTGGCTGAGTGGTATGGTGACTGGTATGTCTGGGTTTGTTAGCATCCCTGCAGCAGAGGCTTCGTCAAGGTCTACTTTTTGGCCGAAGCGGTTGACCTCAGCTTGTACGTGATCGATAAACTTCTGTTGCTTGTCTTTAGATGCTGTCAGGAACTTATCAGACATCATCTGCTCACGGTGTGACAGGATGTGTTCTTTGGTTACGTCGTCTCGTGGCTTGACTGTCGCGCCATTGATCGATTCTATGAAGTCTATGTATGCTGTACGGTCAGCTGTTTCGTCGAGCATAGTAGCTCGAAGGCTCTCAGCATCCATTTTCCACTTGAGGAATGCGTCAAATCGCTTGTCTGCGTTAGGTAAGTGGAGGTCTTGGTATAGGTTGTATGGGTCAATAAGCCCGAGTTTAGCCAGGTTGATGGCGATCGTCTCTTGCTTCTCTTTGTCATATGGCAGGGTAGATCCTGTTTGTTGGCGCACAAAGGCTACATCTGAGATATTTTCTCGGCTCATTTCTATAAAGTCGAAGTCTCCGTCGTCTCCGTTGATTGTCCAGTAGTGTATCTTCGTGTAGTGGACTTTCATCATCTGGGTGAGTAGATTCCAGTATCGCGCCATTCCAGCGTCCATAGCGCGGATAATAGCGTCCTGACGGCCAGATGCTTGGTTCTTGATCATCACAGCTTCGCCTAGCGTGTCGGTCTGGTTGCCGTTCTCGCCTCGGAACTGTGAAGGCGTGCCGAGTATGTTATGTATCGTGTTTCGTAGGTCAATCTTGTCGTCAAGGACGTAGTTAGGCAGCATGTGGGGCTCTATCTCGCCGTATGCGCTCTGTACTGGTTGGTCTTTGGAGTCAAGTATGATCTTCTGGTTTGGGTCGCCTGTGATGTTCTGTGCATCGTCTGAGCTTATCGCGCCTGCCTTTAGTACAAGGGTAGAGTTTGCTGTATCTGCGTTCTCAATGATCTGTCGGCCTCGTTTGTTGAGTATATCCTGGAGTGGTGCTGCTTGCTCGACTGGTGTAGTCTGGTCAATTACGTGTGCACCGTCGTTTATGTAGTTGAATATGATGTATGGCTTGACTGGCACGTCTAGGAAGTTCGTGATCGTTATACCCTTTTCTTTTTCGTATATCCAGTTTGGGTTTTTTCCCTTATAAAGCACCACATCATTGAAGTATATCGCTAGGCCCTGGCATCGTTTCGTCTTTTCCCAGAAGGTGAACCATACTTCGCGGTATGCAACGACCTTTCCAAGCTGAATTGGTGTACCTCGTACAATTCCAACAGATTGAAATATCGCTTCTTTCTTCTCGGGGAAGCGGTTGACTAGATCTTCGACTGAAGCTTTCAATATCTCACATACAAAGTTCGGGTCTTCTCCCATTCGCGCATTTTTATCAAATATGACATGTTCTGGGTTAACTGCTGACGGTATTATGTCGCCTGCGCTTCCGAACTTCGGGTCGTAGCTCAGTTTAAGTATTCCGACACGCTTGAGGTAGAGGTTTCGGGCCACGTTGTTCAGTTTCGACTGCAGATCAAACTTATCGGCATGTGCTTTGTGCACTTTCTGCAGATCGGCCGCCATTATCTTTGATTGTACGGTGTCGTTGGCTGGATATACCTCAGATTGTGGGTTTGTAGACGTTACATATGCAATTACCGTCTCTGTTCCGACGAATATTTCATTATCGATGTATGGTACTTGGTAACTGTAGAGTTTTGACTTGTCTAATTGCTTCCCGAGGTGCATTCTGACGTTTTGGTCTCTGGCAACTTCGAGATTATAGCCATTTGGGTCGTTCCAGTAGTCTTGTGAGTCTTTGATCTTGCGATTTAGGCTAGTTACTAGCTCTTTATCGTCAATACTTATCCCTAGTATGGGTAATTCGTCGATTTGCCCATCTTGATTTGCTATATCATCGACCTTTGAGTCGCTGTATGCTTTCTGGTTGATTCCTACGTCTCTGCTCATATTAAAAATAACAGCGGTTAGATGCTGTTAGCCTTTATAGCATTAATAATAGCATATTTCACTGGAAGTATATTTTGTAAACAGCAGGACATCCGCGACATTTGTGCTCAAAGACTGACGTACCTGGAGGCAAGTCTTTGAATGCTATCCCTTTGTTGTTTGGTAGTATCGCCAGGATGTTGTGATTCATTATTCCGATGAGCCTCCGACAGTTCATACAGTGGAGTTCCTGGCCTTCCATCGTTGTCTCTTTGTATAGGTAAATTACAGTAGTCCAGTTCATGTGTACCTCCAGTCTTTGTCGCCACCAGATGTCGACTCTTGTATTGCTTTTGATATGTCTATCCTGAAATCCTCAATCCGATTAGAGCTATCGACCATGTAACTCTTCTTCGCTGATATTACTGGCGATGATCCATCAATAACCATTGACTCAAGATCGATGACCGTCATGAGCGCATAGGTTGCGGAGTCGTAGGCGTGATCGTCGGCGTGCGCGTCAATGTCTTCTGGTTTTGTTTGGCTGTATGTCAGGGTCGGAAGCGTGTCTATTAGGTTCTTACACACACGTAGTATCTGAAGGTATGGCTTTCCGTCTGGTGCTTCTGACAAGAGGTGATGCATGATTGCTTGTCTGCTTTGGCGTGCTCCTGCTACGAGTGATTTCGCTTGCACGAGCTTTACTTGTCCGAAGCCACATAGTCGGTTAAATGTATCTTCGAAGGTTGAGGCTATGGTTTGTCGGCCACCGAGGTGGGAGTAAGCATCGTGCGGCAGCACCATGTAGTCGATCGGTTCTTC